TACGGAATGCTTGTTCAGACAACAAGAAGCAGTTCTGCTTTGATGAAAATGTGTGGATGAGTGCGTATGTTGGCAGTAACTTTTGTGTTGAAGGTGTACAACCTTGGTAAATATCTATTGGTATGGATAAGCCAAAACTTGTCCATACCTTTTTGGATGGTAGGTCATGTACATCTTTCAACAAATGTATATGCTGACATCCATGAGATACTAATGTCCTGTGGCATGAACATTATTGTAGCCATTGGATTTGTAATAGACTACAGAGATAATGCTAAATAAAGTTTACAAAAACCTACATTTTTGTTAGTTATGCTTTACATAATAGACATATTTCCGATTAACCTTTAAAAATTTAACAACATGAAAACACCAATAATTATTCTCATTGTCATGTGGACAATAAGTTTACTACTTAATGCATATATGCATGGTAAAGAAAAAACAGGTAAGCATAATTTTTTTATAAAATTAGTGAGCTTAACAATAGTTATTTCCTTACTAGCATGGGCAGGACTATTTAACCTTTAAACAAAAGCTATGAAACTAGAAGTATTTACAGAAGTCCTAAATAGACTTAGGAAGCAATCAGACAAGCAAGATGTTTTGTATGAATTAGATATAGACCTTATAAACTATTCAGATGACTACACCTCAATAATAAATATTTTATTAGAGGTTTACTATGGTAAGGAGGGAACAGATTGGATTTATTGGTATCTATATGAGAGAGATCCTGTTGGAACAATTGACCAAGCAACTACTAATGACGGCTTACCTATTTGTTATGATGTTAAGTCATTATGGGAAGAGGTAGAGCAGTGCAGGTTGGATAACAAGGATGAGTATGAGTTACCTATTGGACTAACAGATGAGGAGAAATTAGAATTCTTAAAGATAATTTCAAAAGAAATGTAACTAATATGTTAGCTATTAACAACTATTTGTCACAAATTTAGCTAATATATGGGACAGTTTAATTTAAAAAAAATATGAAAACAGCAGTAGAGTGGTTATTAGAAAACTTAAACTCAGAACCATATAGTGAAGAAGAATTTAATTACAACAGTGATTGTTGGGATAAAGCATTAGAAATGGAGAAGGAGCAAATGGAAAGTGCTTATTTAGCCGGAGAGTCAAAAGATAAACAATACTACAATGAAACCTTTAAACAACAAGAACAATGAGACAGATAGTATATAACTCAGTAAAATGCCTTGAGTGTAACGAGGTATTAGTAAGTAGACATAGGCATGACTATGTAACGTGTAGTTGCCCTAATGTTGCTATGGCAGATGGTGGCAATGAGTATGGTAGATATGGTGCAATGGACATGGATAAGATTGAAACTCATCATGTCTATGCAGATGATGATTTTGAAATTGTCAGAAAACATGCAACGAGAGGTAGCAGAGGTAAGGATGGTAAAGACCCACTAACTTGGATAGCCATAGCTGATATGGATGATGACCACCTAGAGGCAGTACTTGACTATGGTGGAGTTGATTGGCATCTTGATTTAATTAGGAAAGAGATAGCATATAGAGATAGTTTATTAATTAAAAAACAGGACAAATGAAAGTAATAATTGAGTATGAATTTGAAGAACAAGACGATGCAAGAGTAGCCTTAGATGGATATAAATGGAAGTTAGCCATGTGGGACTTAGACCAATCGCTTAGAGGCACAACCAAGCATGGCGTTTTTAATAACAGGGAAGCCACAGGAGTTGAGCAAGACATGGCTGAAAAATTAAGGGATGCCATAAGAGAAATATTAAATGAATATAATTTAAACTTAGACTAAGATGGAACAGACAGCAATGCAAGAAGCAAATGAAAAGTATTTAAAATCAACTGCCGAAGAATTTTACGGATGGTTTTGGAACAACAGGGAAAGACTTTTACAGTTAGAGAAGGAGCAGATAGTTGAGGCTCACGGAGATAAGCAAAAAACTAAAAGCAACCCCGACTCAATCGTTACCTACGGATATTGGTTTAGTGGTGAAGACTATTACAATAAATACTTTAAAAAATAAACCAAAATAAATTTGGTAGTTTAAAAAGATTAAACTATCTTTGTACTATTAATAATCAAATCAAATGGAAAGAATTACATCAGGGCTTTTGTCCCTAACCTTAATCGTGCCGTATATTTTTTGTTTTTATTATTTAATAATAACAATGTGGGGTACACTTTTATTAGCATCAAATGTATTCGATTTTATATTTACAATACTAATAGCCCTATTCCTTATTTTTGTCATGGGCGTAAGTGGGTATATATTAATATCTGATGCTTATACATCAATAAAAAAATGAACAATAAATTAAATTAAATTAACTATGAAAAAACAAATCTTTAATCAGTACGCACAAAAGATTGCCGATTTATTTGGCATCGACAAACATGAGTTGTTTATTAAATCAAAAAAGAGGGACTTAGTAGATGCACGGCACTTACTATACTACCTATGCTTCCACAGACCTATGCAACTAGTATCTATTCAAAACTTTATGGAAGACAATGGATACCATATTAACCATCCCTCAGTAATACACGGAGTAAAAATTGTATCACAAAGGATAGCAGAGGATGCAGACTACACCTCTATTATTAAGTCAATAGAAAAATCAGTAAACAATTAAATCTAAATAAATAAAAATGGAAAATCAAATCAAATCAGTGTACTCTACACTATCACAAACAAGTGTGCGTGAGAAAATCGAAAGAAAAGGAAACTTAGACTATCTGTCTTGGGCAAATGCGTGGCACATGCTTAAAACTGCATACCCTAACGCACAACGTAAGGTGTATGAACACGAGCATACAGGCTTCAATTACTTTACGGATGGCAGAACTGCCTACGTTAAGGTTGGTATAATCGTTAATGACTTAGAGCATATCGACTACCTACCTGTAATGGATTTCAGAAACAATGCACTACCAATAGATAAGGTAACTGCTACGGATGTAAACAAAACAATCCAACGCTCTACTGCAAAGGCAATCGCTATGCACGGACTTGGACTTAGTTTATGGACAGGTGAAGATGTTCCTGTGATTGTTGATGTTGCACAAGCACCTCAAGAGTCAAGCCTAATAGAATTAACTAAGGGCAGTGAGAATTGGGAGAAGGTTGCTCAGTATATTACTTTAAACAAGCAGATTGGCTTAGATAAAATCATACAGCAATTATCAACTAAGTATACTATTAGTGCAGCAGTGAATAAAGAAATAGCTAAGTTATTAAAATGAAGCACGAAGAGATAATAAATCTTTTACGCGATGATAAAGAGTATTACAGAGGTATTGGTAAGCAGTACCTCTCTAACTCTGACATTGGCGTTCTACTATCTAATCCAAAGGATTATGGTAAGTATAGAGTTGACAACAAGAGTTTTTCAGATGGAAGATATTTTCATCAGCTAATTCTTGAACCTGATAAGGCATTAGACTTTAAGTTTGTCGATACAGGTACTCGATTAACAAAAGAATATAAGGAGTTTATTAAAAAGAATAACCTACCCTTTTGTATGCTTAAGAAAGAAAAGGATGAGATAGAAAACTTAGTTAGAGTTATGACGGGCAATCTACGTTTCTTTGAGCAGATATACAAAGATGGCAATCAATACGAAGTACCTGCAATTGGAGAGATACAGGGTATGATGTGGAAGGGTAAGGCAGATATTATAACAGATGAGTGCATCATAGACTTAAAGACTACAAGCGATATAAACAAGTTTAAGTGGTCAGCAAAGTCATACAACTATGACTCTCAGTGTTATATATATCAGCAGCTGTTTGGTAAGCCATTGGTGTTTTATGTTGTAGACAAGTTATCCCAACAGTTGGGAATATATACACCAACTGAAAACTTTATTCTTGGTGGCGAACAAAAGGTAGCCAAGGCAATAGAGATTCACAGAAAGTATTTTGGTGGCAATCCAACGGACAACATCAACAATCACTTTATAGAAGAAGACCTTTTTTAAGAAATCGGATGAGCGTAAGGCTCAACGTATCAACCTATATGCTTAACCCCAAAGGTATATTGGATGATTAAAATAGATTGGGGTAAATTTAAAAACAAAGTACAATGGCACAAGACGAAAAAATCTTTGCAGACGGCTTCTCTTTCAAGAGACAAGAGAACGCACCCGATTTCGTTATCGGAAGAGTATCAATCAAGGTGGATGATGCTATAACATTTTTGCGTAAGCACGAGAAAGGTGGTTGGGTAAATTTAAACGCCAAGTATGGTCGTAGTGGTAATCCCTATATGGAATTAGATACCTACGAGCCAAAGGCAGGAGAGAGTAAGCCAATTGAAAAAGAGGCAGTCGCTAAAGACCTACCATTTTAGGTATAACTCTAATTATCGGTTAATTAAGGGGGATGTTAAGTTCCCCTTTTTTTACCCCCTATATTACTATATATATATATTTATATTATATATATTTTTTTTCATTACAATTAAGAAATAAAATTAACATTATCGACACTATCCTTATAGATAAAGACTTTGAGGATATCGATTTCGACACAAAAACGACACTAAGATGAATACATACAACATTACCATATTTAAAAGCATAAAAGAAACCAACACACCATTCTATCGTGAGGCACATCAGATATTAGAAAGAATCAAGAATGGAGCGAGTAAGGAGTTGGTTAAGAAGATACGATTGGAGAAGAACAAGAGTGAGCGTAATGAAATGAAAAAGATGTTGCCATCAATTTGTTTCAGTGGCACATTCAACAAACGAGCAGACACATCAATCATTGAGCATAGTGGACTTGTATGCCTAGACTTTGATGGCTATGAAAAGCAAAAGGATTTATTACAAGACAAAGAAATGCTTACAAAGAATAAATATGTGTTCTCAGTATTTATATCTCCATCAGGTAACGGACTGAAAGTATTGGTTAAGATACCAAAAGAAATAGACAATCACATAAACTACTTTAATTCGCTTGAGAAGCACTTTAACTCGACTTACTTTGATAACACAAGCAAGAACATCAGTCGTGTCTGTTACGAGTCCTATGACCCCTTAATTCACATCAACGAGAACTCTTCGGTATGGGACAAGATTGAGGAAACACAATACAACGAAGTTATTAAGCACAGAGACATCGCAACGATACCAATTACGGATGAGAATAAGATTGTGGAGATACTAGTTAAGTGGTGGAGTAAGAAGTATCCAATGATAGATGGACAACGAAACCATAACACGTTTATACTTGCAATGGCTTTCAATGAGTTTGGAATAAACAAGAGTCTTGCATCATACATTCTAAACCAATACTCAACGGATGACTTTACTGTGCAAGAGATATCAATGACAATAGACTCTGCATATCGTAATACATCGAGCTTTGGCACGAAGTACTATGAGGATGAGGAACGTGTCAGCCAAATAAAAGAGAAGCTACGCAGAGGAGTATCTAGGAATGAAATTAAGAGCCAACTGCAGGACTCAAGTTTTGATTCAAGTGTAATAGACTCAGTGTTAAATAAAGTTGAAGAAGAAAATTCTCAGCAGGTATTTTGGTCTAAGAATGACAAGGGAGTGATTAAGATAATACACATACTCTTCAAGAAGTTTTTAGAGGACTCAGGGTTCTACAAGTATTGCCCGGAAGGAGGTAAGAGTTATGTGTTCGTGAAGGTAACCAACAACCTAATAGACCACACATCTGAGAAAGAAATAAAGGACTTTATACTTATGCAGTTAATAGAGTTGGAGGACATATCTATCTACAACTACTTTGCAGACAACACGAGGTTCTTTAAGGAGGAGTTCTTATCGTTATTATCCACAATAGACATTTACTTTATAGAAGATACCAAAACATCAGCGTACCTGTACTATAAGAATTGTGCAGTAAAGATTACAGGAAGTGAAATAACAACGATTGACTACTTAGATTTGGGTGGCTATGTTTGGAAAGACCATATAATTAATAGGAACTTTAATAGATGTTCAGTAAGCGAAAACTTTGACTATAAGGTGTTCATTAGAAACATATGCAACCAAGATGAGAACAGGATAAAAACAATGGAGAGTACGATAGGATTTTTACTACACGCATACAAGAACCTATCATTCTGCCCGGCAATTATATTAAACGATGAGGTGATTAGCGACAATCCTGAGGGAGGCACAGGAAAGGGATTGTTTATGAACTCATTGAATTGTATGAAGAAGCTCGTAGTAATAGATGGTAAGTCCTTTGCTTTTGAACGCTCCTTTGCTTATCAGTTGGTGTCAGCAGACACGCAGATACTATGCTTCGATGATGTAAAGAAACACTTTGACTTTGAGAGATTGTTCTCAGTAGTAACAGAGGGTATGACACTAGAGAAAAAGAATAAGGATGCTATAAAGATACCATTCAGTAAGTCACCAAAGATTGCTATAACAACTAACTATGCGATAAAGGGTGCAGGTAATTCATTCGCAAGAAGGAAATGGGAGTTGGAGTTACATCAGCATTATACCAAAACATATACGCCATTGGATGAATTTGGAAAGTTAATGTTTGGAGATTGGAGTGATGATGATTGGTGTGAGTTTGACAACTACATGCTAAACAACCTACAAAACTTCTTAGTAACAGGATTGGTGAAATCAAAGTTCGTGAACTTAAAGATACGACAACTGTCGGCAGAAACAAGTCACGAGTTTATAGAATGGTGTGGCTTAATTGATGACCAAGATAGAGAGATTGTTCTTGACCCGGGAGCTAGATTATATAAGAACGACCTGTACGATAACTTTGTTAGAGAGTATCCTGACTACGGAGCAAGTTCAAGGATGTCTATGAGTAGAACAAGATTCTATAAGTGGCTAAACTCATATGCAATGTTTAAGGAGGGTGTACCACCCGAAGAAGGTAGAGATGCTCGAGGAAGATGGCTTATAATAAGAAGAAAGCAAGACGTTAATGATTGAGAGAAAGTTAGGATTTAGTAATAGGAAGATGTGGCAGCACTGCGAACTACTTCAATCAATAGTTGAGCAAAAGGTTATGACTAAAGTTGGAAGGGGTAAGAACGCAGTGAACATCGAGGTGTATAAATATAAAAATAATGAAGATGTCATTAAAAACATATCAGAGAGTATTGACTACTATAGAATAGAAACAATGAGAGAACAGAAACTTACATTTAGGGATTACCAAAAAGAAATTATACTAAAGGGAACTGAAATGTTACTTGAGAATAAGTTCTTGTATCTTGCTATGGAGGTTCGCACAGGTAAGACCCTTACAAGTTTGGCGATAGCTGAAAAGGTGAACGCTACCAATGTGTTGTTTGTAACTAAGAAGAAGGCAATATCTTCAATTGAAAGTGACTACGCATTGTTTGGACCGAATTATAATATATGTATAATAAACTATGAGAGCTTACATTTAGTTAAAGATGACCAACATTGGGACTTGATTATTTTAGATGAAGCACATAGCATGGGTGCTTTTCCTAAGCCTTCACAACGAGCCTTGATAGTGAGAGATACAATAAAAAAATACAAGCCATTTGTAATTTTACTTTCAGGGACACCAACGCCTGAGAGTTACTCGCAGATGTATCACCAAGTGTATGGTATACCAAACAACCCATTCAATGAGTTCTCAAGCTTCTATAAATTTTGTAGCGCTTATGTAAAGGTAACGGAGAAAAAAATCAACGGACTTTTTATTAGGGACTACTCAAAAGGATTGCAGTCCATACTTGATAAAATGAAACCATACACAATTAACTACACGCAATTGGATGCAGGGTTTAAGGTAAAGACATCGGAACACGTTATGCACGTTGAGCTTAAAGACTCGACTTATAAAATAATAGACAAGCTAAAGAAAGATTTAGTTGTTGAAGGTAAGGAGGAAGTTATATTGGCAGATACTGCCGTTAAGTTAATGATGAAGCTACACCAACTATACTCCGGGACTATAAAGTTTGAAAGTGGTAACTCTATGGTGCTTGATTTAACTAAGGCTGAGTTTATCAAGTCGCAATTTGCGACCGCAAAGATTGGTATATTCTACAAGTTCAAAGAAGAACTAAACGCATTAATTCAAGTATTTGGTGCAGAAAACTTGACAACTGACCTCAGTGTTTTTGAAAGTACAGACAAGAATATAGCACTGCAAATAGTATCAGGTAGGGAAGGTATATCATTAAAACAAGCCGACTGCTTGGTGTACTACAACATTGACTTCAGTGCTACAAGCTATTGGCAGAGCAAGGATAGGATGACAACAAAAGATAGACTAGACAACGATGTCTATTGGATATTTACAAAGGGAGGGATTGAAAACGATATATATAAAACAGTAATAAAAAAGAAGGACTATACTATTAACCATTTTAAAAAAACACTATTATGAAAGATAAGAATGAATTTGTAAGGATTGCTATTAACAAGCAGTATGAAATAGCAAATGGAGAATACACTCACGAAAAGTATCTAATATTTAGAGAGTGGTGGTTTAAAACAATACAAGGCAGTAAGAGAAATGCTGCTCGAAGTTTTGCAATGTTTGACTTGATGTACGGCTTAGATGTACCAATAAAAAATACTAACGTAGAAGATGAAATATGACGGAACAGCAAATACAATCTAAAAAAATTAAGGAGCTTGAAGGTCAAGGCTACTATGTAATAAAACTCATAAAGACCAATAAAAATGGCATACCCGACTTACTTGTCTTACCCAAAAATAGCGATGCTTTCTTTATAGAAGTAAAAAAAGAAAGTGGAGTGTTAAGCAAGTTACAGGAGTACAGAATAAATGAATTAAATAAACACGGATTAAAAACTGAAATTTTAAAAGGATGGAAAAATTAAAAGAAATAGTATCGCAAGTATTTGACACAGACATTAACATTAAAACACGCAAAAGAAATAATGTTGAGGCAAGGATGATATTCTCAAAAATATTGAGAGAAGATGGAAGTACTCTTCAAGCTATAGGTAAAGCCATAAATAAAGACCACGCGACAATAATTTATTACGTTAATCAAGCATCTAGTTTAATAAAACAATCTATTGAGTTAAGTAATAAGTACTTAGAATGTAAGAACTGTTTCATAAACAATTTGGATGTAGTTTTACCCCAAATGAAATACGATGAATTAAAAGATGAGATTGTAAAGTTAAAGCTTTTGGTTAATCAGCTTACATCTGAGAGAAGAGAAATAATAAAAGTTCAAGAAAAGTACAATAGAATTAAAAAAATAATTAACTTAGTTGCCGAAAGAACTCATGTTGGAAAAGAGGAGTTTATAGAAAGAAAAATAAATCAGATGTTCAATGGTATCTAATGACTGAGCAAAGAAAAATAGAAGAGGCAAGAGTCAATCGTATTGCATACCTAATTGGTATTCAACAGGACTCTTTGGTTGTTTTATTTGAAACGCTGTCCGATAGAGATTATGAAGATGCAAAGGCAGAAATAAAAGTGTTAATGACAGAGTTAAGATTAATTTTTAAATCAATAGAGTATGACGATTTTTGAAGTAGAAGAAGATTTAAGAAGAGAACAGGTTGCTATTAAAAAATTTGTAGACATATTTGGTGGCTCATTTCAAAAGTTAGACCAATTTGACATTGACTATAAGGTCTTTGACAAAGACAAGAATTTAATAGCTTACGCAGAGGTAAAGGGTAGGATAAGGACAATGGACAAAGCTTACCCACTTCCTATAGCCGTAAGAAAAATCATGAAGTTATCTGAAAAAAGACTAAACCCTGTTCTTATATGGGCTTGTGAAGACGGAATAATTTACGCCAAGTTGAATGAGTTAGTAGGTCAAATAAAATACAGTGGTAGAACTCCACGAGCAAAGTCTACCAATGACATGGAGATTATGGCTTACTACGAGAAACAAAAATGTTTAAAGTACGTTAGGTTTTAATCTTATTCAAACCTATTATACTTATTCACTTTTTTTTCTGATTCAAATCTATTATACCTATTAACTTTTGTTCTTGATTCAAACCTATTATACTTATTAGCTTTTTTCTTTGGAGCAACAATAGCAGCTCCCTCAGTTGAGTAATATTCCTCACCATCTTTAATAGCATCCATTCTTTTCTTCAACTCTAATGTTATTTTTGCAGATTCTGCTCTTTCAATTCTATATGGAGAATCATCACCAAATTCAATTTCATAGTTATCTTCATCATTTCTTTTAAAGTCTGTTAAATTCTCATAACCATATTTGTCTAATATTTTTTTCTTTATTGCTTCTTCTTTGTCATTAAAAGCTTTTCTATATTCAGGGTCTTTTATTCTTTTTATAGCATTATTTATTTCTTCTTTTGTATATTCTCCAATAGACCTCATTTCTTTTAAAGACGATATTTTTTGGCTATCTGTTAAAGCAGTTTTTATTTCTCTAGCTTCCGTCTTTGCAGCTGTTTCTTTTGTTTCTTTTTTTAATTCTTTATATACTCCTTCCATAACAATTTTTCTAAAGTCTTTGTAAAAAGGAACAACTCCTGCTAATCCTCCTATTTCTAATGGTAGTCTTCTATACAATTCTTTTGCTCTTGTTAGCTTCGCTCTTTCTCCTTCAGGTTTAGAACTTGTTGCTAACTTATATGCTAACTCAGCAGTCCCAATTGCAGGAGATAAAGGACCTGCAATAACTTTAACTAAATCTGTAAGTTTGTCAACTTTTCCTTCTTGTAATTGATTAAATTGTATAGCATCTCTATAAGGGTCATACTCTCCATCTCTAAGACCAATTGCTTCACCATATGCTTCATTTGCTAATTCTATTAAAGCATTTTCCGCTACTCTAATAAAGTTACCGAAGTATCTTCCAAATACTAAAGTTGTTATTGATGACAAAATTCCTTGAGATATTTTTTGTTTTGTTGTTTTATCATCATCATCATCATCACCTCCAAAGCCTAATGAGCGTGCTACTACCGATAATCCCTCTGAAAACAATCTAGTAAACACAGAATAAATTGTCATTCTTAATGTAACAGCAGCTAAAACTTGTATTCCTTCTTCCCGCGATATAGTTCCATTTCCTACTAACGCCCTAACACCTTCTCTAGCGGTATAGTATTCTTGAACAGTAAATTTATTCATGAACCTATTAAATTCTTTAAGAAATATAACTCCACCTTTATCATCTTGTCTTACTACATTTTGTAATATACCCATATAAGAGTTCATACTAGAACCTGCGGATATTACTTGCTTGTCAGCCATAGTAGTTGCTTTCTCTAAGGCATCTTTGTATTTATCCATGTACTCTTCATCATTCTTTATGATTTTATCAAAGTCAGGTTTAATACCTACTTCTTTTTCAAATGTACGAGAAAAAGAACCAAACCAAAGTCTTCTCATTATTACTTGGTCAGGCTTAGAGATTAAATAATCTGCTACCCCTGCTACAACATCAACATATTGTTTTCCTGTTTCATCCCAAGCTTGTCTAACACCATTTCTTATTTCTGTTTTTGTGTTTTTACTTTTAGAACTTCTATTTGCATTAGCTGTCAATTCTACAAAAGGACTATTTATTAAACTTGTTGGCTGAACTCTTGATGTTACATTAGATTTTAAATTCGTCATAATAGACTTTCTGTCTACTCCTTCTATTTCTTTTATTTCTTTTGAAACACCCCTTTTCATATCTCTTGGATTGTTTAATAGAACAAAAGCAATATTTGAAGAAAGTTCAGCAGCAGCTCTTGTGCCACTTGCAAGCATAGCCCTATATCCTTGTCTTTTAAGAAATTCTAGCCATTTAGTTGATTGAGTAAAGTTTGATTCAAGCAAATCTTTTGTAGCTGTATTGTAAGCACCTGTTATAGCATTAAGAATATCATATTGGTCTTTTATATTTGCTTCAAAAATCTTTTTTTCATCTAAAGTCATCTCTTTCTTTAGAGTATTTTTTTCCTTTTCTTCTAATAAAGTCTTTGCATTTCTTAATGTTTTTCTAGCTGTTCTCACAGGCTCTGTCATATGGTAATTTAAAAGTACCGACCTTGAACTGCTATTTGTTGCATAGAAAGGGTTTAAGTATACAGGGTGAACTTTTCCATCTCTTTCCTCTAAGTTCTTAGAAACAGTACCCGGGTCCATGTTGGCATTTATGTTATTAATTTGGTCTGTTGTTTCACTTGCTGATAATATATCAGACTCATTAATTACAGTATAAGAGATATAATTTTTTAAAGGAACTATTTTTTTACCATTTATAACAGTTGCTGTATATGTAGCAAACTTTGTCATTCTATTATTTATTTCCTCAAGTTTTTTTAATCCATTTTTTTCAGCTTCATTGAAAGAGTTATATAATTTATCTATATCTATTTCACCATTTTTTTCAAACTCTTTCTTTATAGATTCCATCTGAGCAATATCGAGGTCATTGTAACCACTTTTCTCACTATTTCGTTTTGCAAACTTAATGGTTTCATCTAAGGTTTTCATTGCCTGATGAACTTGATTATTATTTGGATTTGAATCGTATTCAAGTTGCATCATATATACCATCATTTTGAATTTAGATAGTATTATCTTATTAGGTTCATTTTCAAATGATGTTGCAATTCCTCTTTCTATTTTGTCTAACTCATCTTGAATTAATGTTATTGCAGATTGATAGCCCTGTTGTGCTTTAGCAGATTCATTAAATACAGAATTAAAAATATTTTTAGTTTTAAAGTCGCCTAATTGTTGGTCTATATTAAATAAAGGAGCAACATTAATTCTTTTCGATACACGTTTTGCTAATGTTTGATTTATTTTTTTAGCTATATTCTTAAAATTTTCAGGAATAGATGATTCTAATAGAATACTTTTTTCTATAAAGTTTAACTTCTCTACCATCTCCTGTGTAGCATTTGATACAAAGCCATTGTTTATGTTATCAATGACTCTAAGTAAATCTTTTAAATCTTTATTATTTAAACTTTCAAGTGTTTTTTTATTCTTTAAAAGCTCTTGTAGTCTTTTTACTAAATCTCTTTCTAATCTAAACTCATCGCCAACAATCTCATCCAATGTTATTGTGGTATTGTTTATCTCATCAATTAACTCTGCTTTCTCATCAGCAATCTCTTGCTCAGTCATTTTTGCTTTAACCTTTGGTCCTTGTATCTTTGACTTAAAGGTTTTCATTAACTTATGTTCAGACTGATTGATAATACCAACCTTTAACATGTCATCTAATGTTTCTGCATAGTTTACAACCTTATCTTCTACAACCTTATCTTCAAAGTTATCATACAACTCTTTCAAGTCAGATACTCTCTGTTCATTTGACTCAATACTTTCAATAATTTTATCTATGCTTTTATTTAAGTCATCTCTCTTATTTAATTTTAAGACTGCATCTCTCTTAGATAACATCTCAACTATCTCAGAATAAGACTCAAATACATCGCTTGGTATTAGCTTTGCATTAATACTTAACAAGCGTGATAGTGGGTCTAATAAATCAGATGAGATATCGCCAAGCTTTGGTAAATTTTTCTTTGCATTTTTTCTATTTGTGTTTGCTTTATCTACTTTGGCATCATAGCCTGCAATACCAATAATTTTATCAACATAGTCTATAAACTTATCATATTGCCTTTGGCTCAACACATTGAACTTTGCAAGGCGTAGCATAATTGATTTCATTTGAGTAGAATCCAATGTATCAACCTTACCTGTTAGCATCTTACGAACTACTCTTTCTGCTTCTATTCTTAATTTTTCAGATTCTTTTCTGTCTAAAGATATTGCTAATTTTACAGCTTCTTTAAATTCAGCAAGTCTATCTTGCGTATCTTGAAGGTCTTGTTTATTTGTCTTTTGCTTAACAAATGTAGTGTCCAAGAAATAATTAATTTCTTTAATAAACTGCTCTCTCTTTACCTTTGGATGTCTTTTTTTGTGTTTGGTGTACATCCTAGCAATGGCTTCATCTAACGAGATGCTTTCTGCTGCCTTAACTAATGCATTTATCCCTTTTAAAATAAGTTTCATTGTTGCTAATGAAGTTCCAACACCTATACCTGCGTAGGTAAATTTGTTTAAACTATTGAGTTTAGCAATAGCATCATCAATATATTCTGATAATCTCTTTTTATTTTCAGCAGAACTTATTTTTAAACTTCCAAGTTTGTTAAATTCGTCTTGTAATTCTTGTGCTTTTTTATTTAAATCACTTACAAGTCCTTTATATGTGTCATTTTCTTTGCCGTATAACTCTTCTTTAAGGATGAGTTCAGCATCTTCAATATCTGCTTCAAGGTCCATTATTGTACCCTCTTTTCCTATAGCTTGTTTTAAAACTTTAATTTGTTCACGAATAGGTAAAATTACTTTTCTTGCATTTTCTTTTGCTGTTTCTATATCTTTATTTATATCATCTATTTCTTCTTGAATAACTTCAATATTATTGAATATAGTATCTTCTCCCGTTGTTGATTCTTTTGCAGGTGCAGGTGCTTCTTCTTTTAAACTTTTTATTTCATTTATTAATTCATCAATATCGGAGTGCCACGTTTCTATAACTTCATCTCCTTTACTCATATCTGTATAGGCCCAAACATATTGTTTAGGATCGCCATAGTTGTCTGTAGCATCAGATGTAGCATCAGGGTCTTCATACTTATTTAATCCATATACTACTCCATCAATATTAATAACAAAACCTTGGTCCATACTCAATGAAAACGCATTATCAATTGTTGTTCTTTTTGGTTTAGATGTAGGCTTTGGAACTAATTTTTTTGCTTCATAAAGATTTCTTGCCATATTTCCTCCGGGAAGGGATTCTCTTGGAATATTACCGTCAATCCAATCTTCAAGAAAAATGTCTCTCTCATCTTCTGACATATTTTTAAGCATCTCAGCTCCACGAGAAATCTTTTCTGCTTCAGTTTCTTCTTTTACAGGTTCTGCTTTAACCTTTGATTTAGAAGTGACCTTTGCCTTGGTAGTTTCAACTTTAGCAGGAGTTATAACGTCATCAATATATACTTTTGTTTTGTTTTTAGTTTCAACAAACCTTCCTCTTTTCTCATCAGTTTGTATTGTTAGATTAGCTTCAGTAGTTGCACTTTTTGGAGTGAAAGTCTTTACTTTTTTAAGTTTAACTTTTGCCGTTCCTTTCTTTTCATCTATGACTATACTAAACTCTGTTTCATTTGCACCTCTTACTCTTGTACCTTTTTCTATAGGTTCAGATTTAGGTTTAGGTTTCTCAACTATCACTGTTTCCGGTATAGCTTGTCTTTCTCTAGCATTTAATACTGTATTTGCAGATTTTATTTTTGCTTTAAGCTCGTTTATTTTAATTATTTCTTCATCGCTTGGCTCTTCAATTTTTTGTAACTCATTTAACTTAGTAACTTGAAGCTGCTTCATGAATATAATTACATCACTTTTTTCCTCCTTAATATTCTTCCAAGAAAACTTAGTTGGTGCTTCTTTTTTAGCTGTAGTAGTTTGCTTACCCCTTGCTTTTGTTGCTCCCGCTTTAACTATAGGCGCGGCTTTTTCTTTATTTAAGAACGCATCTAAAGATTTAGGAGATTTTCCTTCATTTCCTGCATCCCAACCTATTTTTTTATCAGAATCAACTCTGTCTTTAAATGCAGACATTTCATCTGCAAATTGTTGTTCATCCCACTTAACATTATTTAAAAATGCATTGTAGTATTTTAAACTTAATCTTTTTGCTTCTTCTCTTAAAGATTTGTCTACATTAAAATCACGTTCTATTTCATAGAAATAATGCCCAAGACCATCAGGTATTGCCCATCCAAATTTTTGTTGAGTTTCCTCTAACTTTTGCTTTGCTTCTTCTTGTTGTTCGGGAGGGAAAAATTTATATCCATCTTTAGCCAAGTACCCTTCAGGGGTCATGACTTGAACTTCAGAGATAACTCCATTTTTAGCTCTTATTTCAATAAGTCTTTTTGGATAACCTAATTCAGTTGCTTCATTAATTCTTCTTAATTGACTATCTTTTTTATTTCCTTCATCAATATTTTTAAAAACTAAATTTGCTTCTTCATCTGTGGGAACAATAATATTTACCCTTGCGCCATCACCTAATTTTTCAGTGTCTGCACTATACCACCTCAATGTTTTTACAGAAGCTCTTGTAGGTCTTTTTATTGCGAATTTAGAAACAAAACCCTTTAGTCTTCTTATTGATTTATCAGCAATAGATTCGACTTCTTTTTTTGCTTCTTCAAAATCCTTTTCTTTGGTTTCAAATGTTTCTTGAACAATGGGTTGAACGGTTGATGTTAATTTAGCTAATCTTCTCTTTTCAGCACTATTTAAATCACGTCCCTTTTCTTGTAAAGCTATTTGCTTATCCCTAATAGAACCTAATTCTAACCCTTCTTCTTGGGCTTTAATTACATCTTCCTTAACTTCTTTAAAAATGTCACTTCTATCGTACGGTCTTTCTTCGGTGCTTGTGTCTCCATCGTTTTTTGAGCCAACGTATCTTGACTTTCTGTATCTGACTTCGGTGGAAACAACATCGCCATCCTCAGTAAGTCCGAGTGCATTAATGACTGATTGCTTGATTTTTTCGTGTCTTTTTTCATAATCTTGTTTTAATTGGGTTTCGGTTTGATTGTCTTCAAATGATATAATTGATACTTTTAGTTCATTGTTATTAAAACTATAATCATTTATACCATTTTCTTTTAATAATTTGCCTAAATCAGCTAACTGTTTAGCAGTAGGAGTAGATGCAAATTTATAAAAAATTTGTGGATAATGCAAGAAACCTCTATTATCTGAATAAGAAAATTTAGGTTTAATCTTTTCATTTATAATATCATCACTAAATTCTGATGTTGTTTCAATAATAATTGCATCTTGAGAATACTTTTCCCCAAATTCTTGAAGGAGTCTACTTATTGCTTCTGTATCTGCATCCTCAGTTATTTTTAAACTCATATTCATAGATGGCTCTGCAACTCCACCCCAAGCACCACTATAATTATCTCTAAATAGAACTTCAACTCCTTTTATCTTACTTATTCCTTCTGTTATTTCTTTTTTAACTTGACCAAGAATTTGATTTTCTAATTTTTTAAGTTCTTTTTCATCTTCATTTGTTACAACTTTAGATTCCTCCATTTTCTTTACTAATGCATCATACTTAAGGCTTAGTTTCTGCATTCTTTTTGTAGTTGAATCAAAATTTCTAGTTGTAGCAGGGGTTATTAATGCCGCAACATTTCTAGCATACTTTGGTGTCTTTCCTTTTGCTTTAGCTTCCTTTTTAGCAATTTCAGCTTCAATTCTTTGTTTTTCTGTTAATACTACTTCTTCGGCTTTACCTTCTTTGATAATAGCTTGTTGACCTGATTTCAATATAGTTCCTTTACCTCCTATATTTAAAGCGTAGTCAATAGCTTTTCTTTTTGAATCAATTCCTTTACCTTCTGTAATGACATCATCTTCTAATATTAAATTAGCTATTGTCCCTATTGATATTCCATTTTCTATGGCATCATCAATCTGTTGGTTTAATTCATCATTACCTGTGTCTATGCTTTCTTTCTTAGCTATAGCATCTAAAATCTCTAATGAAAAAGAATCAGGAGACGAGGCTCTTAATGAAGCTCTAACAGTATTTAATTCTTTGTCATCTAATACTTTTTTAGAAATGACTTTATAGTCATTACTAGTCATCTGTTTTGTAGTCTCAGAAGGAGTTACTTCTTCTTCGACTTTTTGACCTTCTTCGGTAAGGACTTGAGATTCTGTTGTGGGTTCTCCTTGGACCACTTCTTCGCCAACTGTGGTTGTTGGCTGTACAGGTACTTCACCTGCTGCTTGCTCTTGAATGGCATAATCTTTTGCTTCTTTACCTGTTAATGTATATGTGTAACCTCCTTTTATTGTTTTAATTATTTCTTTACCAATAGGTATCCCTAATATTTTTCTTACAAATGGAAGTTCTCTATCTTCTGTTTTTTTGGCTCTATCTCTAAATTGCTCAGGAATTTCTTCTAATGTTTCTGCATTAAGTACCTTTACTTCATCATCTTCAAGTGAAGATATTTCTTCAGGTATAGTTGCTTTAATGGCGTCTTCTTCTTGCTTTTTCTCGGCGTCTTCTACTTTTTGGTTTATTTTGTTAAGTTCTGTTTGCGCTGCTTTTCTATTTATTTTTTCACCATCTATTATTACTGCGCCTTTTTGTTTAAGTGCATTTTCTAATTTAGTTGCTCTTTCAATATTATTATCATATAAGACTTGTAATGGCAATGTTCCTAATTTATCATTGATGTCTTTTATTCTATCATTTTTTTCTTTACTTAATGCAGGGTCTTTGCCTATAACTTCTTTCTTTAATCTATTTCTTTCATTTATTAGGTTAAAAGCTATTATTTTTGCTTCGTCAGATATATTCTCATCTATTGAGTTAAAAACACCTTCAACCAAATCAATGTCATTTAATGCACTTTGAGCTTCACCCTTTGTCATTGTTCCATTTAACATTTGTGTCTTTAGATTTGAAACAATAAGTTTTTTAAACTCTTGGTCGGAAGAAAAATCCTTAAAGAACTTTAAATCCTCTTCATTATATAATGATATCTCACCATTTATTAATCCTTGAGAACCCACCAATACTGTAGACATAGCTACACCACCGATAGCTTCTGCTAATGCTCCTTCACCAACTGCCATTAAACCTTCTGAAAAAGATTGAGGAGTTCCAAATGCTTCGCCTCCTGTTAGTTCTTTTAAGTCTTCTCCGGTATAAGCCGCTCTTATAGAATTATATGCTTTTTTTATTCCAATGTCAGCAACTAATGTTTGAATAGCACCTGTTTCTGCTTCTGCAAATCCACCGCTAACAACTTTTAAAACTCCTTTACCAACTAAACTTTTAACTTCTTTATTTACTATATTTTCAACTGCTTCTCTACCTAATTTTTTTGGAACAATTTTAGCAAACTGACCTAGCATATATTTTCCTAGAATAGCAGATTTTCCTGCCGTCATGTTTTTTAAACCAACGTTTTCAAGGTAACCCATAACAAGTGCATATGGCACAGCAACTAAAGCTCTGTCTGCCTCTGATGTTGTTTCAAAGTCAGTATCATTAAGCATCTCTTCATTAATTGCATTGTATGACATATTTGCCATAGACCCAAATGCTGCCACTTGCCCTACAATAGGTATTGCTCTTGTAAGCATTGAAGGTAATGATGCTGCAACACCAACTAAAGACTGCCCAACAAATCCTAAATTTTGCTTTGATTCTTCAGTAGTTAAGTCTGAGCCAAAAGTTTCTATAATTGCTCTTTTATTAGCAGCAATTGCATTTTTTTGCGCATTATTAAGAAATATATTTTTTATCTCTTGTTCATTGTATCCTTTATCTTTATAGTATTGTCTTTGTTGTGGTGTTATTATTTGAGCTTCTGTTGCTATTTTCTTTTCTTCTTCTCCTGATAAATCTTTTCCTAAAGCAGGAACTATATATGATAATGGTTCTCTCACTTCATCCATAGCAACAACAAATGCATTTGTAAAGTTTCCAAAAAATCCACCTGACTTTGCTTTTTCAGCTACATATACTCCTGCAAGGGCATTCATTCTCTTTTGAGTTGCAGCAACATTTTTTGCAGCAACATCTAATCTTTGAGCTTCTGAACTAAGACTTTCTACTGCATCATTATATTGTTCTTCAGTTAGATTTCCATTTTTAGCATCTAATTGTAATTTTTCTTTTCTTTTATTAAAATTATTAATATCACGTTGCAAGTCATATTGAGTGCCCGTCATATGATTTAAATTATCTCCAATAAGGTCTTTACTATATCCTCCTTCTATTTTTGCTTTTGCCGTTTTTATTGCTTCTTTGTCGCCACTTCTTGTTGCAATGATATATTCATCATATAATTTATCATATTTTTCTCCTTTTTGCGCATCGTATTTCTTTTGTTCTGAAAGAAATAATTTATACTCTTCACTATTATTTAATTTATTTTCAAATTTCTTTAAAGTATTTGCATTTTCATAATACCTCTCGTCTTCTCCAAAAATAGCTGTTGCTAATTTTCCTGCTAAACCTGTTCCTGCAGTAGTAGAAAGATTTGCATTTTCACTTCGCCTTCTTTTTATCTCCTCTCTTTTTTGTTGAAAGGTTAATTCTTTGAATGCATTTTTATAGTCTTCAGAGTCATAATATTTATTATTTTCTATAGCACTTTTAATGTCTAAATTAAATTCTTTTTTACTTGAAGTATTATTTTTAATTCTATTTACAGCACTTAAGTCATCTTCATTTTCAGCAGAAGCATTAAGTCTTAAATATGATTGTAGCTTAACGGCTTGGTCTGCATTCTTTTCTAACTCTTTTGAATTACTGTTGCCTATACCCATTCCTGTAGGACTTGAAAATGCTCCACGAGTAGAATTGCCAACATTATTAAATGAGAATGTCTGAGATGGAACTCCATTGTTAGGAGTTACTTTTATATAATCTCCTGCACCTATTTGTTCAAAAGTAAAGCCCATACCTTTAAAATTCTTCTCAAGCATTTGTTGAGCGGACTCTTCAGATTGAGCAAGGAAATTTGAATTTACTTTTAAGAAAGGGTCTATTTCCTTTGGCTTAACTACAATGGTTTTCTTCGCATCTATATTCTTGCCGTATCGTCTATTTAGAGCGCTTATAGAGCCTTCATTTGATATTAACGACCATTCTGTTGCCCCGGGCACTAATCGTTCCCAAGAATTGTTTTTTATTCTATATTTATTATCCTTTTTTTCAGGGCTATTATCGTAATCACCAAAAGTTTCATAATCTGCATCTAAAGATGCATTCTTACCAAACTGTTTGTTTAATGCTTTTATCCGAGCATCATCTTCAATAATTCTTTTTTTAGGTACATTTTTAATTGCATCTAAAGAATTTTTTGAAGTCCCGGGTGTTGCAATATCTTGACCTTCTCCTGATGGATTAATAAACATTCCGCCGCCATATCTTCTGTTTTCGTAAGTTCCACCAACAGGCACATATGATTCTTTAGATTTTTTTATTGTTTTTTCTACTTCAGGATTTAATTCATACCAATTCCCATTGCTAAACTCGTATTGATTTTTTTCTTTGCCGGGATACCCTGTAAATATCTCAGAGCCTTTATCAGCTACGTTTCTTAAATCCTTTGTTTTAGCTATCTCTTTAGTAGCTTTTCTTTCAGATTTCTGAGATGCCGATGAACCACTTCCCAAAGTTGAACCCCAATTTGAACTTTTTTTTTTAATCATAGAATTGAAGTCTTCTAAAGAACGAAACTCAGAGTCTATACCTTTAACGTAGCTATGAACTTTATTTGAATAGTCCTCACTGCCCATTTTACTTTTAAAATCATCATAAGTAGTTCTACTATGATATTCTGAGTCTTGAGAACCAATGTAAGCGTATAATTTTTTTAAATATTCGTCATTCATAAACCTTAGTTTTTATTATATTCCTGCTGCTGCTGTTGAACCTTTTCCTGTACTTGATGTACCACCATCTTGCTTTTCTTGAATAACATCGCTTCTAAATTCTTTTGATATAATCTCCCCTTTTTTATTTTTATCCGCATAATCTTTAAATGTTTTGTAGTTTTGACTTGTAGAATTAATTGCATCATTAACATCACTTATTCCTGCTAAACCTAATGCTGCACCTTGTAACCAATCGTTAAAAGGGATTGGTTTATATACAATTTCACCATTTACCTCGGTTTTTGTTTTAAATGGATAGTCCTTTGAAGAAACTTTATTTTTAAGAATAACACCATCTTTATTTACATCATACCGCTCAATAACTAATACTCCATTTTTTCTTGATACACTTTTAATAGTTTTATCATAATCTCGTAGATAAGGAGTTACAGCTTTTATTTCTGCTTCAGTTCCACCATATAATTTAGCAAGATTATTAGTCATAGTTGTTTTATATTCTTTTTCATCTCTACCGCCACGAGATGCAAGATATTGCCATTCTTGTTGTTGAGGAGCATCTTGATATTTACCTATCTCCTGTTGCCCTACTTTTCTATCTATCTTTTGAATTACTTGTTGTCTTAAATACTCAAGAGCTTTTTCTTTTTGCTCCTTACCATATTTAGTATTAAAGTCAGGCATAGGAGTTCCACTACCACCGGGTTCTGTTATTAACAATATTTTCTTTGGGTCTTTATCAGCTTCTTCTCTTGAAAAAGTATAATCATAATCTTCATTTAAAGTATTTGTAAGTATTGAAGACACATTTAATGGTTGAACTAATAAAGAGCTTAATTGCTTATCAAGAGCACCATAAAAACCTTTTTTTAATTCTTTATCTTCTATCTCAGTAATTGACCCACCTCTTTGACGACTTGCCGCTATTAATGCACTAGTAATCTCTTCACCAATTCCTGCTTCAACACTTGTTGCTGCTGCATCAGTATCAAAGTAATCATACTTGGCTTTTATTCTTGTTTGTAAATTTGACGCTGAAACGGTTTGATATGTGCCATCTTTTTGTTTTACACTCATCAATACCAATCCTGTTTTAGGGTCTATAATTGGCTTTGCATTTTTAAAGTTTCCATATCCCTCTGCATCTTGAACTAAAAAAGACTCAAGGTATTGAGACTTATTAGCAGGGTCATTAGATTTCATCCTTGCCATTTTATCTGCATACTCTGCTTGATAATCTGTACTCAAATCAAACATTGTTTTTGTTCCATTCTGAACGTTTTGCATAAAAACAACATTATCTCTTTCAGATATCCTACCATTTTTAAATGCTCTTTGATTAGCAAGTATTTGTTGTTGCATCTGAGATGCATAGTCTGCTGTAAATTCAGTCATATTCACATCATCACCTACGGGATGTTCATCTAAATATTGATTGAATGCTCTTACTTGGTCGTCATACGCTTCCTTTTTTGCCTTTCTTGTAGCAAGTTGGTCTGTAACTAAATTTGATATACCAAGACCAATGTCAGCGTAATTTACTTGACTGTCAAGGTCACGTTCTTGGTATTTATAAAATGTTGCCATATATTAAGGTTGAAAAGGATTTACCTGAAAATCAGGATAGAAAGAAGTTACAGGATTGCTTTGCATCTGATTTCCAAGTATGTTTATTGGTTGTTGATTTTGGTTTAATGTAGGCATACCTGTTCCTGTAGGATTCCATTGAATATTTGAACCTGTTCCTGTTAATTGTTTTCCGTTTGAACCTATAACAGCATTTTTAGCAAGCCCTTGTTCTGTTTGAGATTTATTACCACCACCTGATTTTGCATACAAAGGAACTAAATTAGCAACCTGTGTTGCCGCACTTGTAACTCCTTCCCATCCTTGAGCTGTTGCTTGAGCTGCCATTTCTTGAGCATTTCTTGCTGCCATTTGTGCACCTTCAACTTCACCTAAATCTAATTGTGTTTGTAAATCTCTTAATCTAGACTCTTCCGCAACTTTTAATCTTTCAATCTCAGTAAGTTCTTTACCCATCTCTGTTCTTATCGCTCCTTGCGCTTCATTCTGAGCCATTTGAACTCTGCCTGCTCCTGCTGCCGCTCCTCTTTCAGATTCTTGTGCAGCATCTGTAGCCTGTGTGCCTTGAGAAATCATCGCTTCTCTTTGTAGTTCGTAAGGTTCTTTTTGAACTGACAATGCCTCCATATAGTTTACATCAAGTCTTCCACGAGCTGCTGCCATTGCTTTATCTGCTTCTGCTTCTGCTTGTGATTGAAGTTTTTTTTGTTTGTTTGCTTGAGTAAAAGACATTGCAGTGCTAGCACCTGTTGCTGCTATACCTACTCCTGCTGCTATTGATGTTAATGCTGCCATATTATAATTTTTTTATCATTTCTACTTGGTAATTATCACCCTTAACATATCCAAGCTCCTCATACTTCTCAATGAGTGGTCTATGTTTTATAAGTGCATATGAATATTTAAACCCTAAGTTAGTAGCCATCGTTGTTAAATTTTTTAACAATAATCTTATCGCCTCTGTCCTGTGTGGTTTTTTTCTATATTGTTTATTTGAAATAATCCAATCAACCCAACAAAGATTTGAGTTTGACGCATATAAAAATCCTGCACAAATAGGAACATCGCCATCTAAAATGATGATACCACCTTCTCCATTTTGAGGTAAGAAATCTTTTGGAGGAGCTACCCATCCCCAATCTTCCCACCATCCAAGAAGAATGTTGTCGTAATCATTGCTATTAAGTGGTCTAATGTTAAAGTCCATTTAACTACAAAGATATAAAAAATTAAGGGAAACTTTTCATTAACTCGCTTTCAGTAGCAAATAATTCTACTTTGGTAGCATAGTTATTTGATAATTCAAATAAACAATAATGACCCAATACTCCGTGAGATTCTGCGATAGAGTTTTTATTAAATAAAAAGTATTCTGTTTGCGAAGGTATAATAGTAGTCCAAACAGGTGTGGTGTCTATAACAATATAGTTAAGTCCTGCAACATAGTCTTGAACAACACTTGTTACAATCCCTGCTCCTGTAGCGGATGATGAAAAGTAAACAATATCTCCAACACTTATTATACTTCCTATAGCAATAAGAGGATTTATTGAAAAGTTAATTTGTGCTGTAGTTGCAGTAAAAGTAACACTTGTACTATTTCCTATTCCATTAACACTCCTTAAAGGATATTCAGGCGCAGACATTGGAGTAGTTCCACTATTCCTTACAAACGCAAACCAAGTGGCTTCTTTTTCTTCAAAGTCACTTTGACCTATAAACCCTGTATATTGTAAGTCTGTTGTCATTGTTGCAGACCAAGGAGCATCGCCCACTAAGTCCATTGTCTTAAATAACTTGTTCTCAAGAGGCAAGTCATTTATAACACTCTTAAGTGTTGTTGGAGAAAAAGGATTTAATTCAGGGATATTTTGTTCACACCATTGTTGGTAAAATGTATTTCTTGCAGTGTTTGAGCTGTGTCTATATAAATTACCACCCTTAAAAGAATAGAAATAGTTATTCATTCCTATCATCCAATCAGGATTGTAAGAGTAGAATGAAGGCCATCCTTGAACGGCAGGGCTATATGTAAGTGTTTTAAAGCTCATATCTAATTATTACAATAAGTTGCAGGGTCTAATATCCAAAGGTCAGGAAGTGCATATAAATGCCAATATCTACAAATAACACCATCAGAATAATATCCTGTAGCGGCAGGTGCTGTCATAGTAATATCACTATATATATATGATGCTGTTGCAAGGTCTGTAGAATCTAAATAATAAGTTGAAGCAGGCATAATTTTTATTTTTTAAAGTGGTGGACAATCACATTCAGAAAATTCCATAGCTAAGTCTGCAGCGTCACCTCCACTATAAGTTAAATTTGTTCCCTCACCAACGCAAATTAACTTTGAACCACCTGCACTAATATTTGTAGGCGAACCAAAACAAGTGGTAGGAAGGGCAGTTACATTTATGGTACTAGCAGAATTATTTGTTGCAAGAATAGTATAGCAACTTGATACACAACATTGACACTCATTTAATTGAGTAACAAGACATGTTCCTGAGTCAACTATCTCTGAAAGACAAACAAATAGTCCTGAATTATTTTTAACTGTTACATCTTCTACTAAATTTCCATCGCAATCTATATAAGAAATTAATTGTGTGCTTACTGAATAAAAATAATAAGTAGAACAGCAAATTCCTGTACATCCACATTCTTGAAATTGAAAGTCTAATAATTCAACATCTGCAATTCCTTGTGGTATAGTAAAGTATCCTAAATTTAAGTAATCATTTACACAAAGACTTCTTGTACTCATAGGATTAAATATAACAGATGAAGGAGTAGTTGCTTCACAATTTACTAAACCTAAAAACTCAATAGTAGCAGCAGAAGTGCTTACAACTTCAAAATTTACACATTGATTGCTACAACAATAACATCCTAAATAGATATAAGTAAAAGATGGCTCTCTAAAATCTTCAGGGAAATCTCTAGCACATATAAAAACCGCTCCATAAGCAGGGAAATCATATCCATAAGTAGCAGGTAAATCTCCAATTTGAGCAGTGTTTCCATCACAATCAATATATAAAATATTACTCCATGTTCGAGCATTATTATTTACAACAAGCCAAGAACCACAATTACAAGGAGGAGGAGTATAACAATCTGTACAAGCAGTTGTACAATCATCTTCACTAAAACATAACTCTACAGCCGTACTTTGTCTTAAATCCCAAATTAAATATAAGAAATTCTGTAAGGCAGGAGTAGTAAAAGTTCCTTTCCATTGAGTCAAGTTTGGTTGTGTAAGTGGAGTTATATTTGTAGCAACAGATAAAAGTGTTGTAATATCTATTTGATTATTTTGATAATATGTATTACTTGTATGATATAAGAATTTATTAGGAGGGTCTGTAAAAACAAAGTCATCAAAGCCTATTTTATTTGTATATATATTTGTATCTACTCCGGGATATGGAAAACTTCCTTGACCCCAAAAACCTGCGTCAATGTTATAGTATGACACAAGAGGATTAGAACTTGGGAAAGCAAAAGTAACTTGATTGCTTTGCAATGGCGATGAATATGGTATTGTAGTGTCAGTATAATTATATTGATTATGTATAAACATTCCCGCATTTGAACCGTCAGTAATTACTACTTCAACTAAAAATATTTCATTACAATCTTGACATTGATTGTCAATATCAAAAGTAAGGTTTGCACCTGCGGTAATTGTTATAACAATTTGTAATTCAAGTACAAGAGGATTATTTACTGAATAAGGAATATTAATAGTTTGACCTGTATCTATAAAACCTGATGTAGTTGTAGTCCCATCATAAGTTACATCTACAGTAACTCCTCCTATTTGTACAAAACCTGTTTGCAATACAATATTTCCATCTGCAATGCAATTATTTAATTTTATACAATAACTTATTACTCTTTCAGGCTTACCTGTATTGTCTATATTAAATGAATTTATTTGACCACATCCAATACATTCTATAACACTTGGTACTTGTATGTCATTACTTGTTAGTACATACTCATTCATATATGGGTCATAACCGCCAAGTTTCTGTGTAGTTTGAGCATTGATAAATTCATCTCTAAACCAAGTTCTCATTCCAAATTCAGATACCACTCTTAGTTGGTCGCTTTGCATTGAATCTCCTTGAATATGAATTACAGCACCTTTCTTTGTGTCAGTAAAATATCTATCAGCACCCCATTGAACATAACTTTCAGGGTTATGGCTTATTCCATATTTTTCAGTTCTTGCAATTTGAGTTCCTAATACTTCAGGAACTGCAGTTAATGCTCTACCTGCTCCTGCATCTGACAATAAATTCTTTCCTGCTAACACATATGATATCTTATCTTCTTGAAGACATAAGACATCTGTTTCTCTGCCATCTAAAACATATATATATCCAAAAGAAGACTCTAAATATTTATAATTTAAAAGTCCTAAATTAAACTCATTTAATTTATTTAAGTTGGATTCAGTATTATATATACCACTATATGTTATATCCGAAAATCTATGTGCTTCCTTATAATCCTGAGCAGAAACAGACGTTACTCTTTCTCCAAGATTAAATTCTCTTCCTACTATTGAATCTCTAACCTTATAACTTTCAACTCCATTTCCAAAAGAAAAACAATTAAAGAAACCTGTGTCTATAATTGCATCTTGACCTAAAGCAAAGTCTTGGTTTTGTACATTTCCATCGTGTTCTCCTGTAATAGGATTTATAGCAAATGACAAATTATTTTCAAAAAACACATCGGGCAAAGCATCTATTGGAAGTGTTTCAAATATAAAATCAGGCTCTATTGCAGTTCTTTGTAATGAAAATTTTAGTTGTGTACTAGGTTCGTTAGAATCAGTTGGACAAGCTTTTGTGCCCGACATCCAAAATTTCAACAAATTATTAGCAGGGTCGCGATTTATATATAACTTCATATTATCTCTAGAAACTCCACTTGTTACAGTACTAGACATAGTAGCATCAGATACATTATAAAAGCCATTAAATGTTACAGACATTTGCACATCTTGTAAGCCATCTAACGAAGCCATAATAGCTGTTTGATTTGCTTGAAACCAAGCTTCTAAACTAACATAAGATTGAGTAGCAGTAAAAGAAACAGAAGATTGAGCAGCATTTACTTCTCTTTTTTTACATCCTGAAAAAGAACCTGCTCCAATATAAGTATATAGCATAATCTTTATTACTGAACCAATAGGAACATCAAGGTCTGTGTACATTGCTGCAGGAGGAACAGGAAAAGCAGGGTCTGACCAACTAACTTTTGTCGTGGAATATTGGCTGTCTGTGGCAGTATAAATTGGAATAGGACTAACCTGTGAATCAAAGTTGCCTGCTTCCAAGCGCATATACACTCCGGCAATAGGATATGTAGTCGATTTTGCCTTTGCTATTTTTTCTAAAACAGTTGTATATATACAACTTTCAGTTGCTCCACTTGAATCTTTTTTTACAATAAGTCTATCGCCAACCTCAACTTTTTGCATATTTTCACCTTCAAGTAAAAACCAAATTAAATCTACGTCTTGAACCACAAGAGTTGAGTATACTGTTTGATATCCTTCTTGATCAGGTTTTATTACAAATTTATATCTTGTAGCCCAATATGGAGCAACTTGTGATACAGGTATATTTACCTGTATTGAGTTTTTATTTAGTGATGATGAACAAGGAGTGTAAACAGTATTTTCAACTGAAACAAGAGCTGTTGATGAACGTAAAAAGTCATCCATATAAACAATTCCTATCTCATACCCTCTATTGCTATGTAGGCTTCTTGCATTTCCAAGTTTATTAAATGTAACAATACTGCTTACTATGCTATAATATTCATATGCATAAGTTCCGAGATTGTTTATATCTTCATATTGCATTGCAACTAATTGTAAGTCAATAAAAGGGTCTGAAGGAGATGTAATAGTTGTTACTATTGCTATAGGTTCGTTTATAGCATTAATTCCTGAAGCTCTTTTTTGCCATCCACTAGCTTGATTTGCAGGTATATTACAATTAAAAATATCTGTAAATGTACTTCCATCACAAGAAGTAAAATTTGAAGGAATTGGGTCATATACAGGAAGTATATTTGTAAGCGTTCCTACCCAATCCTGAAATTCAACACTTTGAGATAAATCAAATGGACTTAAATAATCTGAAGCAAGAGTGAATGTTGATGAAATAAATGTATTTCCTGTTTGTGTTGTAGGTGCTCCTCCTGTATAACTATCGTTTGTAAATTCTAATTTAACTTGTATTGTAGCTCCCGCTATTAAATTTGACTCATAAGTTGGCGAAGCTAAAGAAGCGAAATCTATTCTTAAAATAGATAGAGGCACAGGATGATTTCCATCTATAGTATAAACAGAATTTTCAGCAGTTGAAGTTAAAGTTTCTGAACCTATTTCATCTTGCATTAAAGTTGCTACATATGTAAGCTGCAATGGTTGTCCATTAGTAGATACTAAGTCATATCCTTCAACATAGTTTCCATACATCAATCTATTGCCCATAAGCGTTTGAGCTTGAGCAAATCTTGGAACATTGTCATATAATCTTAATAATTCTGCTTCAGGTAAAACAGTAAAGATTTTACTATTATCAAACGTTAAAGTTTTAAATGAATTATTTGGAATACCTAAGTCTGCCTTATTTTGTTTCTCAATTATTTTTATTATATTGCTTTCTGATTGCTTAAATAATAAGTCTATACCTAAAACAAGAGAGTTTCCTGTATAATAAGTTACTTCACAAGCATTGAATGCATTTATCATTCCCTCGTTCAAATATGCTTCAATAGTTAATTCAAATCCATTTGGTGAAAAAGCAATGTCAGACCATTGGGATGTAGCTGAGTATTGACCATCGGCATATAAATATCTATAAGCAAATGATATAAACCTCTCTTCTAAAAAGTTTTGTTCTCCTGCGGTATTTATTAACTGTATAGTTGGAGATTCTAAAGGTGGTTTTTTAATTACAAGTAATGACTCCTCAAGTAGTGCTTGTCCTGTTGTGCTTCCCGCATCAATAAGCGGAGCACCTGAAGGGATAGCATAGTTTCTATTTACATTTATTGACCTTGGAGCATTATAGTTATCCGTAAAAAATAATAAGTCTTCTATTTTATTTACTCCTGTAATTAAATACTGAGGGTCAAAATTTAATGTTGTATCTACACCACCACCATTGTCTATGGTAATAACATGATACGTTAAAGAAAATGTATTTGTATTGAATGAAACGACTAAGTCAAGTTTACCTGTGTTGCCTAATGGAAAACTAGGGTCATGTACAAACCAATAAATAGTTTCTATTGAACCATCCTCATATGCACCAATACACCTAGCGTCTACACTTAATAGTGTACCTTGAAACTTTAAAGTTGTAAGTGAAATATTTCCTTTTGTATTTTCAATAACTCCAAATTCAGAATTTTCTGTCGAACCCATTCTGATATTCATCGCATCAATATACTCGCCATTAGGAACAACTCTCTCATCGAAAGTTTTGTTCATCTTACCTGCAGTAAAATTTCTAGTAAACTTTGGCATATTATTTTAACATTTTATCTAATCCCCTTAGATTCATTAAAAGTCTACCGGGATGAATATTGCTTATTCTTATTTTTGCATTTCTTAACAATGCCTGCTTATCTTTTTTAGCTCTTTGAATAATATACTCTTGAACACCAAACTTTGAATTTAGAATTTCATACTTTATAGAAGCATAGACATACGCCTCAAATAGTTTATTTATAGTAATCAAAGAATTATCTCCACCTTCCATTCCGTCAGAAACATATTCAAGAATACATAACCTCTCAGACATTCCTGAGTCAAAATTAATAACTCCTGATTTTTTATCTATTGTAAATGTAGGATTGGCATTTGCCGTTTCTGTATTTAAACCAAACCTTGCACCTATGGTATAATCAAAATACCAATACCCATCTACATTATACCCCAATTGCCCATTAAATTGGCTTGCTTGGTTTAAGTATATTGACTTCTTTGTCCCTGTAATTCTATCAAAATCTATACTAGAGTATTGAGGAGAAAGAGCATTGCCGTCTTGGTCAAATAATATATTTGAAAGGTTGTCTTGAAGGTATGCTTTTGATGAAAGCGTTTGAATGTTTTCACTTAATGGCCTTAGTAGACCATTTTCATATACAGATATTCTTACCCAATTAACATAGTCAGAAGGTAAGATATATCTTAATGTATTTGGAACATTTAATTCTAATATTTTTATTTCTTTAAATGCATCGTAGTTTAGTTCTTGAACTGCACGTTTTGCGTGGAACAATATCTTATATCTTTCTTCGTTGTTTACCAAAGAATGATTTCCTGAATACATTAAAAGAAAGTTAGTTACTATATCAGCCAAACTAACATATTGGTAAGAGCCCCAATTTAAGTCCTCGGGATTATTTCCATTATTCTCATAATATTCATACTGTGATATATACGCCATGTTTTATATATTATGGTATTTGTGCATTGTTCTCCATCTCTTCTTGCTTTCCAAATTGAGCAACTAATGTTTCTCTAATTGATATACCACAATATTGAAGTATCTTAACAACCAATGAAGTTTCATTTTGCATTCCTATTTCAAAGTCTTGATAATCAGGTTGTGATTGATTAAAAACAGGTTCATTGCCTATTAAAGTAAATGTCCACTTAGGCACTTTAGGATATCTAAAGTAAGTTGCTTCAACTTGCAATGGTAAGTTTATAATACTTGATGGATAAAAAGTTATTAAGTCAACTGTTTGAGTATATGCAGGGTAGTTAACAGATGGTGACGTTATAGGTGACATATTTAATAATGTTATCTTTCCTGCTGAAACTTTTTCTGCTTCATTTTGAACTGAAGCATCAACAATTCTATAAGACTCAGGCACTAATGTAAATATATTTGCAGAAAGCCCTAATACTGTAGCACTTACAGATGTTACTGTAGCTGTTGTCATTGGGGCAACTGAGGTATTAGTTACAATATCTCCAACTGAAACTCCTGCTAAAGAAAAATTAGCTAATGAATCTATTAATTGCGATGCAACAACAGATGTATTTACACCACTTGTCAGTATCTTAGAATAACATAATACTTTATTTATCATATAATATTCATCTCCTGTAGTTGTTAAAGATGGTAAGTAATATGTATTTGATAAAGCAGTAGTTACTGATGTGTTTGTCAATGAATTTGTTACTATAAACTCCTCCATTTGTTCAGCAAAAGATTTCCCAAAATCGGCATAATCTGTTCCTGACCCTCTAGCATTTTCCTTGTTTATAATTGAATTATAATCAGAAAAATATTTCATAAATAATTCTAATTGTGCTTGTTGTGCATACAAATTAAAATCAGATGGAGAAATATATCCGTAGTTATTTTTATTTAAAATAGCAATTACAGTATTCCTTACAGAGTTTATCATACTACAAAGATAATAAAAAAAAAGGCACTCTATTAAAGTGCCTCTTTGTTTTTAAATTAATTGCTATTAAGCAGCTGCAATAGTTGTTATAGCAATAGGTAATGTAGGAACTACATAAACAACATTAGTCCAAGACGTTTGTAACGCAAGGGTTATTGCATCTTGAATAGCGTTACGCATATTAGATGCAACTTGACCCGTAGCTGTTGTTAATGTAACTACCTTACCTCCTTGATAAAGAATTGTAGTTACTGTTGATGTAGCTGATGGTGTAGCCGCTGTTCCCGCAAAAACTGATACTATATTTGTAGCAGATACTAATTGATTTCCTGCTGCTGCAGGGATACTTAAAAATTTTTCCATTGTTTAAAAAGTTTAAATGGTTAATAAAGTGTAAATATAGTAATTATTTTAGACTTATTTCTAAGAACTTTAAAACCTCAATACCTTCATCTGACTTCAAGAATAAAGCAACTGTTTCATATGGGTCTTCACCAAATGGTATACTCATCATCTTTTTCTTATTGCTCTTTGTATTAAACCATACTTCTCTTTGTCCATTTCTAAATTGCAATAAATTATGAGCAAAAAATAATTGCACATTTGATTGTAATTTAAGTAAAGGGTCATTAAGTATTTCTAAAAATGATTTAGGTTCTTTTTTAGCATATATTAATACATCTCTACGCAACTCTGCAGTTGATACGGTTGTAACATCTTTTTGAAACATTACTCTACTTACTACTTCAAGTTGTTCAATGCTTAATTGTCTTGCTTCAATTAATGCGTCTACTTCAAAGTTTAAATCTTCAACTTCTTTTGCGGCATCAACTGTTTTGTTTACTTCTACAAAAGCATTTCCATTTAATGGATGATAATGTAGGAATTGTTGTAATACAGGATTTGTTCGTGGAACAGTTAAAAACCCATCATCAAAGATTATTGGTTCAAGAAGAAAATTTCCGTCTTGCTCATCTTCAAATGGTGATTTTTGATTTCTTGCATATCGCAAAGGTCTGTTAATGTTTTGTTCTTCATCAAAATAAAGAAGTGGGTATCTAGATGTGTTTCTAGATGGCAACGTAAAAGATATTGGCGTTGCATCGCTTTTTAATTTGTAGGTCTTATCTACTGATGTTGTGTTTGTTTTCATTTTATTTAATTTAAGTTGTTACTAAAAAATAGAGAGGGACACTGATGTCCCTCTCTTGATTTAATCATTTGTTATTATGCTCCGTAACGGAATAATACAAAGTTATTCGCACCTAAAGTACAAACAGCACGCTCAGATAAGAAGTTAACTTCCATTGCATCTAAGTCACTAGTTTGAGCACCTCCGGCTGAACCTGTAATCCAAGTCTTATATTTTCTATCTTCTGCTTCAGAAGCACGATATCTAACATGTAAGAAAGGTCGCTTTGCATTTTTACCCATAACTTGGTCATATACATTAGTTGAACCTGCAGGAACTAAAAGTCCTGTAATGTTCCCTGATGCAGTTGCACCTGTAGGCATAGAACCACGCATTGTTGGGTCATTTAAGTATTTCCAATCAGTCTTGTAGAAATCATAACCTCTTCGGAATCCTGTAAAGCCTAAGTTTAACGCCATATCTTTGTCATTGTCAAATAGACCATAAGAAGTACCACCTGCTCCATAAGAGTTTTGTGCTGCTAACATATCGTCAATGTCAAATCCAAAGTCACGATTAACAAATAGTACGTTTTCTTCAATAGCACCTTGCTTATCTAAACGAGAGATAACAGTGTCCCAATCAGAAAGGGTTGTTGGATTACCACCACCCCATACATTTCCACGAGTATTTACTACATAGAAAACACCATCAGAACCTTTATTACCGGCTGAAGTATATGTTGTTTGTAGTGCAACACCTGAAGCCGCACCCGCAGGAACTGCTTCTACCATTGCTGTTTCAAGATAGTCCTCAAAACGTAAACGAGTTTCATGCTCTGACTTTAAGTACCAAAGGTATCCTGAAGCGCCATTCTCAGTAGTTACTTCAACCCAACCAATTTGAGCCATGTCTGAACCATTTACTGCATACTTATCTTTGATGATAATTGGTGAATTTTGAAAGATAGTATCTTCAGCTTCCAAAGAACCTGTCATTCCTGCAGTTCCTTTTTTGAATTCTGAACCATATACCCAAATAGAACAAGTTGAACCTGCAGCAAATGCTTGACCACCTTGCTCATAATAAGCTACTGTAATAGTATAAGTAGGACCTGCTCCTGCAGGTGCAACAATAACGATTCCTTTATTTGATAATCCCGTAGCATTATCATAAATCATAACTGTTTGACCTAAACGAATTGCAATAGTGTTTCCTGAAGTAATTGTAGCATCTGTAATAGTGTATACAGACTGAGTAGCAGCAGCAGCAGCAGTTACAACACAACTTGTATATTTAGTGTGTAAACGACCTTGCTCTGCCCATTTAATTAAATCTGAGTTTGACGGCATCTCTGCTCCTACCATACGCAAGAATGAAGATACTGTACGATTACCATAACGCTCAAATTCTTTCTCATAAGTATCAGGAAGATACTGAGTTAAGAAGTTGAAGTTAGTAATGTAGTTTGTTGATAATGGAACTTGCTCCGAACTAGGAGTAAGACCAAAAGTTGGTGTATTTAAAATTGCCATTTTTTTTTGTTTTAGTTTTTATATTCTTTTCATACTTCTAATTTTTAGTCCGTTTCCGGAGTCAGGGCTTAGAGACTTGACCTGTACGCCTTCGGCTCTTGAACCTGCTTCAGATACTTTACGTTCAGACATGTTTATGTTTTTTATCTTACGCGTAACATCATCCGTTGCATCAGCTTGTCCTTGTTCATAAAAGAACTTAGCAAACTTTTCAGGGTTCATTGCCATAGCTAACGATTTATGATATCCCTCTGCGTCTTTCATTAAACCATTCTCATCTAAAAACTTATTTATAAAGTTTTGTGGCGTTGAATGATTTTTTTTAATCTCGCTTAGATTACCGGGAGAAAATGAAAATTTCTTGTCGTTTATGTTGAAATCAAAACCTTTGAAATCATCGTTAAAAACTTCATTTGTCTTTTGGTCGAACCATTCTCGCTTACGCTTGTTTGATTCCTCAATAGTCGCTGCTTCTTTTGTGTATTGTTTGTATGCTTCAAATACTTCCTTTTCTTCATCGGGAACATCTAAACCTCTTGACTCAAGGGGTGTAGAGTATTGTTCTTTCTGTTGATTGAAGTATTTCTTAGCTTCTCCAATAGCCTTTTTCTTTGCAATCTTTGTTTTCTTAATAAAAGAATCATCATCTAAATCTTCATCGAAATAATAATCTTCCATTAATGCATCTATATCATCTGAATCCAAATCTGAATTTGTAGAATGTAGATATTCTTTTAATAGGTCATCAGAATCCATATTGTCAAAATCCTTATTTAACTTTATGTAATCTTCAAACCCTCTTCCTGTGTCCTTCTTATATTTCATATAAGCAGCAACATCGGAAGGAATTTCTTCTGTGATATTTCTTTCAGCCATTAATTCATCAAATGAATTAATTTCTTTATTATATCTTTTCCCAATATATGAAAGAACTCTTTCTTCGCTTAATTCATCTTCAGGTTCAAATTCCTGCTCTTGTTCTTGCTCTTGTGGCTCAAAATTATTATTTGTCGATAATGATTCTTCGTGCCTTGCAAGTAATTCTTCTTCTATTTGAGCAACACTTTTTTCTTCTGCTCCGTCTAGTAATCTAACTTTCATTTCCATTTTATTTGATTTTATTTTTTACAAAGTTATACAAAAAAAATTAATATTTTAACGAGGTGAAAATTCCCCCATATCAAACCCATCTAAACTATCTTCATTTGACTCAAAAGTCATAGGTCTACTTTGAGGAACATTGAATCCGTCTAAATCATCTTCACTGTTTTGGAAGTCTATAGGAGATAGATTGTTCTTTCTTTGATTTATTAATTTTGATTGTTCAGTATTTTGTTGGCTTATTCTTTTTGCTTTAGCATCTTCTCTCTCATTCTCTCTAGTCTTCAAGTTGTTTTGCTGTAAGCCACCTAATTGCATATTGTAGTCAAACTCTACTGCCATCAATTCTTTTTTGAGTTGAGCTTCTGCTGTTAATTGCTGAATAGTAAATTGAACCTCTGCTTGCTTTAATTTTAACTTAGCATCAGATTCCATTTGTATTTTTTGAATAGCAGTTTGCATTGCCATTTCTTGAGACTTCAATTGTTGTTGCGCTTGCATTGCTTGCATCTGCATTTTATTTTGGTCTTCCCTATCTTGCTTTTGACTTCTCTTCATCTTCAACAATTGATTTGCAAGCTTGAGATTTCTCAACTCTCGAATATCAATAGCATCTTCAAGATTTATATCACCCTTAGATAAAGCCATTTGTATGTTTGCTTCAAGCTGTGCTTTTTGTTCTTCATCAGGAGATACTTCAATAAAAATTCCAAAGTCATAAATATACAAATCGGAAATATCATTTAATATTGATACATTATATTTTCCAATTTTATTTGCAAAATCATCTTTGAAATCAGCATACTCTAATATATCTCCTACTCTATAAGTTAATGCTTCTGCTAAACTTCTATAGATATATAGACCACCTTCAAGTATATGTCTTGTTGCTGTATTTGAATTTAATGCTGCTAGTTTTTGAACTCCTACTAATGAATTAGGGTCAGGCGTACTTCCATCTCTTGCCTCATTCAATCCTGTTACAGACCTAATCATGTCCATGTAATGGTTGTAATTAGATATTAACATTTGGGTTTTACTTAACCCTGAATTTGAAGTTAATTGAGTAATAGGAACTTTTGCATTGTTAAAGTCACCCTCTTGAGTATAACTTCTTCCAATAACACTACCTGTTTGAAAATACAATCTTAATGCATCTTCAGGGTTGTATGCAGCACCTGTACCCAAGTCTACTTCATTTAATCCGTCAGCGTCAATAAAAACACCATCAGGGACAACTCTTGCAATTACTTGTTGTAGTTTTAAGTGCGTTATTTGTATTAAGTCAGTAAATGGTATCATTCGTCTAACTAAAGACTCTATGTTACCCTTATACATTCTTGGAGCATTAGCAACGTAATTTGGTAGTGCATGTTGAGATGATGATTTAGGGCGGACCATATTTTGAGCCATTTCCCACTTAAGGATAATGTTTGTTCCCATTACCATTACACCATCATACCAAACATCAATGGTCTTTTCAATTTTAACAAAATTGTTTTCCTCCATCATTTCAATAGGAGGATTAAATGTGTCATCTTTTTCAATAACTCTTGAACCACCACCTTCAAGTAATTTCTTTTTATATACTACTTTCTTTGTTGTTTTATAATTAAAATAAAGTAGCGTACAAGTATCTTGAGAAAATAAACTGTTCTCATAAAATTGAGATACATTATAATAGTCATACCAACCTTGACTGCTTTTAGATATTTTCTCTAACTCTTCTTTTTTTAATGAAGGTTTAATTTTTAATAATTCTGTAATTGGAAGTGTTTTAATTTCACCCCAATAAAAACAATCATCAAAAGTTGGCGACTCAGTATAACTATAAACAACATTAGCAGGGTCTACATATGAAACACATACACCTGAGCCTAAAAGAAATTCGTGTTTTGCTATACCAATACCTATTACCGTCAAGTCATAGTCTATTCTTTTTCTAGTGTCTTGGTAATGGTTTTCATCAAAGATTGTATTAATAGCTTCTTCTTCAGCAATCTCAATAGCAGGCTTGTAATTTAACTGCATATAAAGCATTAACTCCTCGTCTGATTTAGGTAAATCTTCAGGAGGCATAATGAATGGATTAACTCCTGTTTTTTGTTGAATCATTTCAAGTGGAGCTTTTGCTACCATTTGTCCTTCAACCATGTCTTGAAATCTACTTCTTTTTTGTTGCGACATTGCGTCTTGAGAATATGCCTTAACTTTAAACAGTCTATCTGACATACCATTAACTACAATATCTACAAACTTTGGAAGAATAGGAACAGGTGTCCAATCTAAATTTAGGTAAGATAAGTCACCATCAATTGCTAATTCATTTTTGTATTTTGCAATAGACTGTTCTCCACGAGCATACAATCTGAGTCTATGGAAATCTCTCCATTGATTATAAAATCTACAAGACCCGCCATCCTTTCTAAACCATTCATATTGAATAGCTTGTCCAACTTGAAGGCCAAATTTTTCTGTTGCTTTTTCGCTGTCTGTTGCTAACTGACTTGGGAATGAAGCAGATGTTATGTCTATTATCGTATCTTTCATTCAATTAATTGACTTATATTTCCATCATTACTATATCTTGCAAAGTTAATGCTAATTTTTGATTCTTTTTTCTCCGGTATATATATATGTTTTTGATTAGCCATTATAGCTAATCCCGAGCTAATTGAAGCGTCAAACTTAGTTCTATCGTTTATATCAAATTTAGCCCAATCCTCTAATGTTCTTGTAAAAGGCATTGTACCTATTTCATCTGAATCCCTGTAGTTTCCTGCTAAGTCCATTCCTATAAACTTCTCTATATATGATTCAATAGCAGACGCGTGTGATTGCTTTACATCTTCAGATGAGTTTGGTATACCACCAAGTTCGCGTTCTGTCTTAGACAACTTATTATACAACTTATCAGGTCTGTTTAAACAAAATCCTCTATATCCTCTATTTTTAAAATGATATAGTAGCCTTGGCTTATTGTTTTCTATTAGTATAGGCATACCGTAAAAAATACAAGCCATTAGTACTTCCTCAAAAAATATCTCCGCAGTTTGCGGTCTTGCAATATACTCTAAAAAAAATTCATTTACAGGAGCTTCATCCATATGGAATTTTGTCATGCCATGTAAAGAACCGTTTGAACCTCTACCACCTACTACAGCAGATATGTCATATGAGTCACATCCAAATGACCCTATATGTTCATTGCCGGGATGAGAAGTACCATTTCTATTATATACATTATTCTGTATTGATTTATTTGGAATCCAACTCACGGAAAATCTACCCCTTGAATCAGGTGTCCATATAACTTTTGAATCTTGTATACCATCTCTCCAATGAAAGCTACCACGAGTGGTATGGTGTTCCCTTATCGTTGAATCATTGTAATCAATTTGCTGATATATCTTTGTTAGATTAAATATCGATTGTTTACTTTCATCTCTGAAAGCATGTGATTCTGTTCTTGGAAACTGACGGTAAAATTCATTTAATGCATCAGCATCACCCTTTAACGAATCAACTTCCGCCTCCCAATAGTCAATAGCACCATTCTTTATTAATATCTTATCTACTCCTATTATTGGTTCTTCAGGAGCATTAAATACAGGCATGCCATATAAGTCAATGAATCCTTCCATATTCCATTCCATAGGAATAAACAATGAGTATAGTCCACTTTTAGTTTGCCCATTTGCATTTCTATGTAGTACCGAAGAATCTTCATAGATATCTTTAAAGTTACTACCACCTTTTGATAAAGCATTTGAGGTTGAACCCATCATGCACTTACCAATAATCTTAGAACCCAATCTAAGACAAGTTTTAGTTACTCGCCAATTTTCTTTAATGTTGTTTGGTCGTAGCCATTTTCCACTCTCGTCATGAGCTAAGAACAATAGCTTTTCTCCGTCATAAGAGTTATCTTCTGTATTCTTCCAATCTATTGATGTATCTAACCCCTCAATTGTATCTTCCTCAGAATTATACATGTTCTTTTTTGTAATCTTTGATGCAGGTATACGGAAAGACAACTCAGTTTTTGGTTTGTCCATACCATCCATAATAGGCTTAAAGAAAAATGGAAGTCTACTATTAATTGGAACAACTTTGTCTGTAAACATTTTCTTAGCATCCGCTCCTGTTTTAGATAGTATTCCAACCCTTGAATCTCTTGCAAGAGTTCCAATATTAATACATTCAGAAGATGCCATAAAAGAAAATCCTGAACGTCTTATCTTTAGGTATATCATTCCAAACGACCTATTGTCAGCACGACACGCTTCCCAATAAATCCAATATATTCTATTTGCTTCTCGAAAGTCAGGATATCCAACGTCAATACTTGCCCATTGTAAGTACATATAATGAGAACCTGTAATATACGTTGGCTCTCCATTATTCATAAACCAAAATCCACGCTCTCTATAGTCAAATTCATTCTCAATGTAATCTACCAATCTATCTTTAAATTGTGACGGCATTTCATTCCAATGGAAAATTGATTGTATCTTTGACAGCTCTCTTGGTAAGTCTTCTCTCTGCCAATACTGTTCAGATTTTTTATCGCTTCTTTTATATACCTTCTCGGGAACAGGAGGGAGTCCTATATTTAACCCTGATATATTTACTATTTGACCTACCTGTCCATTTTTAGATATAACAACTATGTCGTACTTATCATCATAGCCATATATCCAAGACCTTGCCCTATTTTTATTGGACAGTATAGATGGTGATACAAAATCTTTTTGTATACTATATAAGTTATTTTGAACGTCTTTCCGCAAACCCTTGTTTAGTATCTGTTTTACTTATTCCCTTTTCTAAATGCTCAAGACTTTCTCTTTCTAGTTCTATTCTATTTAGTATCTCAAAGGCATCAAATATTGCTAACTTTTTTGTCATAGCAGCATTCTTTAATCTATCTGCAGCCAACTCATCATCAGAATCTTTTTTAATAATATTTTCTTCTGC